AATCGAGTAGATAACATCCGAAAGGTCTTCTCTCATACCGATTGCGGTATATGTTTGATAGGTAGCCATAATTTAATACTCCAAAATTTATAAAAATCGTTCAAATGCTCTGGCAGCGTCAGTAACTTTTCCAGTTTCACGCAACCTCTGCATAACCTGTTTATCTTGTGAAGACCTAGCTTGGGGAACTGAAGTACCACTACGCATCATCTTAGGGGCAGACTGGAGTTTTTTATTCAACTCTGGTTTGCTCTTTTGAAGTTGCTCATACTTCATTGCCTTATACAAGGTATTCACAGCACGAGAGTCATACACGGAACTAAGTTCTTGGTCAGTCCAACCTACAGATTTCGCATAGTCACGGATTTGTTTCCGCACCGCATCACCCTGTGGTGTCGCTAACTCAGGAATCAGACTAACTAGCTTCTCAGATTCTTGACGGAGATGGTTTTGCAGAGAGGCTTGTTGCTCGGATTGTTGCTGTTGGGCAATTCTTTGCTGTTCATTCCTGACTACTGCTAACTGCTTCTCACGCTGGCTCTGTTCAGCTACCGCTACCGCATAACCGATAGGGTCTGTTTCCTTTAAAACTTCTAAGTCCACACCCTGATTTTGCTGCGTAAGGAAGCTATCCAACGCTTGCAACTTCTGGGCGTATGCCTGTCGCTCTTGTTTTACATACTCTAAGTGACTACGTTCAGCTTCAATTGCCTTACGTTGTTCAGCTAGAGCCTGAGACTTTTTAGTGTAGTCCGTACCTTGTTGATAACCTTTAATGAGTTCATCAAGTTCTACCTCAACTTCCTCACCAGATGCTTTGACTTTATATCTAGGCTTTGGTTGTTCATCTTCTTCAGAATACTCAACTTCGTCAGTCTCTTGAATTTCCTCTGGTTGACCTTCGGCTTGGCTGTTGTCAGCTTCCTCAGAATCACCCATCATGCTTTCAAACGCTGAAGCGGCTTGGTTTACATCTAGGCTTTCACTCCCTTGAGGGTTGGTGTTTTCCATTTGTCATCTCAATAATCGCCAGAAACCTTCTGGACGGAGGGTAGGGTTTCCCCTACAGAATCTTCCACTTCTTATCTCTAATCACAGTCTCCGAGGCTAAGCCTTCTAGGTGTCCTGTAATCAGTTCAATAGACTTAATGTGCCTGTAAGCGTCTTCACGCCTATCAGATTCTTCTGCACTTGTGTTAATTATCACACTAATCTGCTGTTTTTTCAAGTTATCTATGACTTCTTTGAAAAAGTCATCATTTAATAGGTTTTTAGCCCATTGTGCGAGTAGGTGTTTGTCCATACTGATTCTGTATCCCAGAAATAATGTCGTTAATACTTAGGCTACTTGCTGAAGGCATACCTTGCTTGCTACCCAAGATGCTCATCAAATCGTTGTAACTCATGTTTGATGGCTGTGAATACTTAATTGGTTCTGGTACTTTGCCATAGTTGGGGTCTAGGAACTTTTCCCATTGAGTACCAATAAGTAAGTTTCTATCTCCAAAGTTAATCGGAGGTAAAGGTGTAAATGGTGCAACAGTAGGTGCTTTGGGTGTTAAGAAAGTCTCAGGAATAGGCACAATGTCAAAGCCTGTTGGTGTTCCAGAACTAGACAAAGCACTACCTGCACCAAGCAAGCCAGCAGCAGTCAATCCTAATTGAGCCACTCGTAATGGGTCAACAGTAGTTGGTTTTTCAGCAATTACTTTAGGGACTTCTAATGGAGTTGTTGGTTGAATTAACGGAATTGTTGCAGCAGTAATAGCATCTGTAATGCTAGATGGTCTTTCAGCAATAATAGTTTGCTGTGGAATTGGCTGTGTTACAGGCGCATTAGGAGTTGTTGCCAACAAATTCACAACTTGGTCAGCCGTAAGTTGTTTATTATCAGTAATTTTTACAGTTTCTGGCGCATTTGTAATCAATGCGTTAGTTACAGCATTTAGTGTTTGTTGGTCAACTTGCCTGTCTCCAGTAACTGTCAATGCAGGTACTGTTGAGCCAATAGTGTTAATAACATTACCTAATGAAGCGGGTGCTGTAATGTTAACTGCGTTAGCATCTGCAACTGAAGTGCTTACTGGTGTCGTAACAGCCGTACCACCAGAATTAGTAATGAAGTCATCAATCTGAGCATTAGACAAACCTGCTCGTTTTAAATCATTGATTAAGTTTGTTTCTGTGGCATCTGCAATCTGCTCTGGTGTCATGTTGGTAAAGTCAACAGGAACATCCAAAGATGCAATGTAGTCTTTTAATGCACTACCTGCATAAGCACCACCACCACCCAATAAAGCGGCTCTTAACGTATCTTCTGTGCTACCACCTGTCAGAGCAGTAGAACCACCTGCAATGGTTGCGCCTGTAGCACCTGCCAAAGCAGAGCCTGTTAGACCAGTAGAACCTGCAATTAGATTGCTCAAATAAGGCGCACCAAGAACACTAGCAGCCAAAGCAAGAACAGGACGAGATGCCTCTAATAAACCTTTACTACCACCACCTGCGAAAGTACCTGAGTCAATTACTTCGCCAGTTTTAGGGTTAAAGGTTTGCCAATTAGCTGTATTGTTTGGGTCAACTCTAGTTTCATAAACAACTTGAGGAACACCTGCAATTTGTTGTTCAATGTTATCGCCTTCGATAACTCTACCTCTAGCAGTTGGTATTACAGGCATACTTTGTCCAGTTTGTGCTATCTGTGTAATCTGTGAAGGTGTAGTCGCAACTACGTTAGACGTTTGTACTTGTTTAATTGCGTCTGGTGTACTAGATGGAACATCATTCTTAAACTGAGACAACGAGTCAATAACCGATTGATTATAGATTGCTGTGCCTTCAGCATTAGTGTGTAAAGCATCTACTAACAACTTCTTGTTTTGCAGAATCTCACCCTGAGTACCTACCAAAGCAACATTCTTGTTTTCTTTAGCAATCTCGTTAAACAATGGGTCAACTTTAGGGTCAAAGTTGTTTGTAACTACATCGTTGATAGACGCAGCATAAGGAGAACCAGTAAGGACAACATTAACACCTTGGTCAGCCAAAGTCTTAACAATCTGGTTTATGTTGTCTTTGATAGTTCCTTTATCTACACCTTGTAGGAAATCCACACCGCCTGTTTGCAAGAACACAGTAGCGTTAGGGTCAAACTGACCACCACCCGCTAGGTAAGTATTTAGTTGGGTCAGAGTGTCAGAAGTTGTTGCACCGCCCACAGCATAGTTAGATGTTGCCTGACCTGTAGCCTCTGTTAGTTCAGCAGCAAGGGTAGGATTTAAACTGTTCCAACTAGCACCTGAGAGAATGTTTCCACTCAGCAAGCCACCAGAAGCACCACCAGTTGCGTTAGCTACGTCTTCACCAGAGATTCCATACTGACGCATAGCAGCCTGAGTTGCATTAGCATCAGGACTAGAAGCAAGAAAATCACGGATGGTTGCATAAAGGTCTTCAGCAGAACCACCTGTGTTCATCCGATAGCGCATTGCATCAGAGATAGCCATGATTAACCCCTAATCTCTACGTTGGATGTAATGCCAGCACCAATCTTCATTGCTTTCAATTGGGCTTCTGCTTCAAACTCTTGTTGCTTCAATGCAAAGTAAGCCTGTTGTTTCTCACGCTCAAGTTGCAACTTAGCCATCTCTTTCTCACGCATCAATTGCATTTCAAGAGCAGCCTTTTGTTGTGCCATCTGCATATCAATCTGCATCTGCTGTTGTTGCATCTGCAAGTCAGCTTGTGCTTTAGCTTGGTTAGCTTGTATCTCAGCCTGAGTCTTAGCCATCAATGCCTGTAATTCTGGGGGCATCTGTTGCTCTTGTGGAGGAGGGTTACTCAACGCTTGGTCTTGCTCTGGCGTAATTGCTTTGTAGAACTCAGCACTATCCTTAAAGCCAGCAATCTCAACCATGCGTCCCAATGTTCCACGATACTGAGCAGGGGAAACGTAAGGGTTGGCAAGCCCATACTGCCCAATCAACTGCTCCTGTTTAGCAAGAACCATAGACAACATAGCCATCTGTTCCTGACGATTCCCAGCACCTAAACCTACGTTGATAGACACATCGTATTGGTTAGCCCATGTTCTAGGGTCAAACTCTACGAACTCACCACGCATACGCACTACACGAGCCTTATCCTGATATTTGCACAAAAGATGCAAAATACCCTTGAACAATGACTTAACGCCTGTCTCAGCAAAGATTCGAGCCATCAGTTCAATCTTACCTGCGCCAGCTTGTTGCATAGAAGCTACTGCTGCTGCTGTGACGTTTTGTAAGACAGAAGGGTCTAAACCCTGTGAGGCATCAGACACGCCTGTACGCTTAGACTGTACTGTGTCCAAGTATTGCAACATTGGAAAGGCTTGCGCTGCCACATTCTGAACTGTTAATTGCTGGACAGCGTTCATAGACTTAACACGAATAACACCACCTGCTGTAGATGTAAGCAGGTCATCTAAATTTGTCTGACCTTCAACAGCCAATACTCTGGCATTGTTGGTGAGATAAAGGTTATCCAACATTTGACGAGTAATAGTAGTCTTGATTAACTGTAGGTCAACTGTTCTGTCAGCTAGTGAGTTACCAAAAAATTTATGCGGGATTGGAATAGGACAGATTGAGTGGAAAGGAACATAGTCCACTTCCTCAACCATCTCCTTACCCTTCTCATCCTCAAGGATTTCATTAGAAGCGTAGAACACTTGTACCAAGGAAGCAATGCCTTTTCCATCTATATCAGTTTTGACATAGCACTCAAAGACTTCAATCTCTTGCATTGAAGGGTCATCAGTCTGTGTTTGGTAGGGTTGCTCACCTGCTGCATAACGAGCCACACGCTCTGGTGTGTACGCTAGTGCATCACCCATCTGCAAGCCTTCAATCTGCTTCTTGTTAAAGCCCATAGCAACCAAGGTGCTACGAGTCAACATCTGTCTGTGGGCTACGAATGGGCTATCAGCAATAGTTCTAGCCTTCTTGCTAATCAGGAATTCTTCGGGAGGTACGTTTTCAATCGTTACCTTGCCTGACTTTTTCTTTTGTTGGACAACTACGTTATGAGTAGCACCCATCACAGGCATACCCATAGGGTCTATAACTGGTTGTCCCATCGGGTCAAATATTGGGAACTCTATCGTATCTTGCTCGACAATCTCCATAGTCTCATCACTCATCAGCATTGCTAACTCATCGTTAGTCAAGTCAAAGTAACGCTCTTTGGTAATGTCTTCTTTATCTTCCCAATACGCTTTAACGATGCCGTTCTTCTGTAAGAGAGCATCTTTAAACCAATCATGCAGAATGGCTACGCCTTCGTTGTCACGGCTAAAAACCCAGTTGCAATACTGTGTCGCTTGTTTTGCGGATGCTTCGTCTTTCGGGCCTTGAGGCTCGAAAACTACAATATCATCTGAGCCTGTAAATATACGAACTAGGCTAGGCAGCGCACCATCTATCGCTTCTGCCACTTCTCCAGTAACGATTTGAGACTTACCCTCAACTTCATTACCATATGGCTGTCGTAGATACGCCTCCAAAGCCAGTTTGCGCTGCTCAACAGTTTCGCTTTCAATAAATCCAATTGCATCGTCAATCTCTGCTTGGATTATCGACATTAACTCGTTCTGTGCCATGCTTGTCCTTTGGAGGTCTTCCCATTCTGGGTTTGTCCAATTTTAACTCATTTACCACATTTTCGAGCATTTCGATACGTTTTTCAAGTTCTTTTACTTTAGGTGCTAAATTTACACCCTGCATTTGCACATACATCAGACAATCCATTTCGGAGTTTGGTTAATAGGCTTAGACCAAGTTGAATGACCTTCATCCAATCCAAGGGCTAAGTAACGGAACGAATCAGAGCCATGACTTGACCAATCATGCAATGGTCTTTCATAGAATATCTTACGCTTCTCATCGTAGTCTCTGCGATAGTTTCTCAAGCAGTTCAGCCCTGTTTGCACTTTAGGCACGTTAAACCAGCACCTTGGCAATAATCGTCTTACTGCTTGGATACCATCATCTAGTCCCATTCTGGGAGCAATCTTGACCTCTAATCCTGATTCCTCAAGCATCTCCATTCTGCTCTTACCTGTCCCAAGTTCTCTGACCCTAACGTCATGGGGCAATATATGCTCTGCTTTGAGATAGTCATTGTCCTTAATCCACTTCACATAATGGTCTAAACCTACTCCGTGATTCTCGTAGTAGTCAATCAGACGCACCTCAGTACCCACCAACTGAGCCACCCAGATAGACGTAGAGTCGCCCATACCCAAGTCCCAAGCAGTAAAAGTCCTACTCAGTTCCTCTCTGGGAATCTCTTGCATATGCTTCTTTTCTTCTAACTCATTGAGGATTTGACCAAAGTAAGAACCTTCTACGGCAGCATCAAAGCTACATTCAAACTCTTGGCGGTATTTATCCTCGCCCATCTCATTCTTAGCAGCCTTCAGTTCTGTGTCATCCACCACCCCTGTCTCTGAGGCTTTGAACTCTAACAAACCCCATCCATCCTCTTTCTCAGCCCTGTCTCTCAGTTCTTTGAAGTGGTTGTGTCCCTTTGGTGTACCAATGAATAAACACCAGCCTTTTCTGTCTGTCAGGGCAGGTCTAACAATGTCAGTCCATATCTTAGGATTCTGGTCACCCACCTCATCAATGATTACCCCATCAAAGTATTGACCTCGCAGGGAATCAGGATTGTCTGAGCCATATAGCTGGATACGCCTACCCCAGAAGTCCACCCTCAGTTCTGAGATGTTGTTAGTACCGCCTAGCGGTGTAGTGTATTTAACGAGATAGTCCCAAGCTACACGCTTTGCTTGTCCATAGGTAGGCGCAATGTAAGCGTATCTGGGTGTTTCTTTCTCATTTAGCACCGCCTCACGGATTAAGTGGTTAAGTGCTGCAACAGTCTTACCAAACCTTCGATGTGCAACTACTACTGCAAAGCGTTTGCCTTCCAGTAACTCATGAACCTTTAGTTGGTGTTCCCTTGGCTTATAGGGAATTTCGATTACTTCGCCCATGTAACGATGTGCTGAAGTGGTTGGTCAGAGTCGCCACTTATAGTTACTGAAGCCATATCAGGCATTGATTTACGCAATAGTATCTCAATAGCCTTCATCCTTGTAGGACTTAACTCCTCAGTTTCACCAAGTGCATGATTTTGCAAAACATTTAGTAATTGACTTACTTGAATCTTTTTGCGTACATCTTCCTGATGAAGTTTGTTTATTGGTCTTCCGACTTGTGCCATTTTGTTTGACTCCTCTAGGGTTGGTCAAGGTTAAGTAATACTTTATTCTAACAGGCTTGTGATTTTCTTACGTTTTTCTTCAAAACTTGGCATTAACTCGTAATCGCCATACTTAGTTGGGTAAGCAGCTTCTCTAACATCAAAGACTTCTGAAAAGAATTCTCCTTTGTCTCCACGCCCTTTTCCATAACCTAAAACAGCATCATGCCCTGCGTTTCTAACCGAGTTAGCAACAATGTTCTCTTGAATGGCATAAGGCAGAGTGTTACCAGTTTTGCTATTGCTTACGATGTTGTAAGCCATGTTGTAAGCATCTTCTGAATCTAAACCATTATATTTTTCAAGAATTGCTTGTACTGATTCTACTTTTTTACTTTGATTGTCGTTATATCCATAAGACTTGAGTACATCGTCTCTCATAGCTTGATAAGCACCTTTACCATTTAATTGGTCATAGGCTACTTCTGGTGCTTTACCGCCTGTTGCACCTTTAACAAACAATGGGTTTTTATAGAGTGTCTCGCCTTCAATTGGCTCTGCACCACCATAACCAGTTTTACCCTTGTAATGCTTCAGATTTGCAGACTGTCCTTCTGGCAAATAGAAAACACCAGTTCTTACAGATTCCATTCCAGACTGCTCTGGGTTTTGCAATCGTTTTAAGTTTAGCAATAAACCTTCTTCTGTGATTTGCGCTGATGGCTCATTTTCTACTGCTTTTATGAACTCCTTGCTTGTTGGCAAGTTAACAGGCATTTGAATTTCACGAGCAACATTAGAGGGGACTATCTGACTTCTGCTTCCTTGCGCTAAGTCTTGAAGAAGTCCAGCAGTTACACCACCACGTTCCATAATCTGTGGCACTACTCTTTCAGCTACTCGCTCACCTGCTCTACCAACAGCCATAGCCACCTTACCTGCACTTCTTGGTAATGGTGCTACTGTCAGCAATGCGTCAGCAGTCTCAGGCTTTAGAAATGGGACATTAGCCCTGTTGACGTTGGTCAATGCGTCTAGCAAGCCTCTAGGACTATCTGCGTATGCTGCTCTCTCTACTGTCTTAGGGATTCCTGTGCTTTCCAACAAATTACCCAGACCTTGCAGTTGCTGAGTGCGCTTCTTGTCTTGCATGAACGCAAGCAAGCCTTGAATAGCATCGTTGGATAACCCTGTAAGTGGGTTAGCGTAAGGAGTAGCCCTTAGTTCAGCCATTACTTCATCCTGCCCATTTTCTTAGCAGCTTCTGCCATAGCAATAGCAATAGCTTGGTCACGGCTCTTTACAACCTTACCACCTTTGCCAGAGTGCAGAGTACCTTCTTTGTACTCACCCATGACCTTGCCAACTTTCTTTTGACCAGCTTTTGTCATTTTCATGTTAGTCACCATTTAACCTTGTTAGCCCAATACGCTGCACTCATCTTACCCTTGGCAATATTCTCTGCATGACGAGCCTTGAACGCTTCGTTACGCTTCGTGCCATCAGGTGAGCCTTTAGCCCCTTGTTGACCAAAGCGAATGAGTTTCACATCCTCACCAGACTTCGCTAAAACAGCGTGAGACTTAGTAGGATGGCTAGGAGTAGCTTTGGGCTTGTTATAGCCAGAAAACTGCTCAGAACCTCGTTTAATCATTTCTTCTTAGCAGTCTTAGCTGCTTGCTTAAACGCATCCGCAGTCGGTGCGCCTTTTGAGCCTACCTTACGCATACGCTCTGGGGTTTTCCCAGCAGCCTTTTGAGCCTCGATACGTTTCTTCTTCGCAGCGATATTTGCGTACAAGCCCATCATTTTTTAGCTTTCTTTGCCATGTTCTTGGCTGTACGCTCACCACGCATAGGCATAGGTTTTGGTGCTGGCTTCTTTTTGGCGGCTTTGTTCAAATAAAGACCCATCATTTCAGCAGCTTGCATATTTGTAGTACCCAATTTAATTCTCCTAAATAGTGCATCCATCGTGATGCTTACGCTTTGCTATCAAGTATGCCTCATGTGCAGATTCTTTACTAGCAAAAGTTCCCAAATGAACATTTTTTTTGTTTATCCTAATACAAGATTTGTATTTGCCACCAAAAAAATAAACCCCAAGCAACTTACTATCATTGTTTTTTCTTGCTTTTATAAGATTCTGAGAATTTATTTGTGATGAAACAGAACGCAAATTTTGCAATCTGTTGTCTGTTTTGCATCCATTTACATGGTCAATAATTTTAGGCCATTCTTTGTTTACATAAAAATATGCAAGTCTATGTGCAGGATACCTTTGGTTATCAATACAAACACTTAAGTAATAATACATAAATGGTTTGGTTGCAATTTGACCAATTGTGTTCCTGTACCTATCTCTATGTTTCCAAATAAAAACACCAGTTTCTTGGTTGTAATCTAAAACTTGGTGCAATCTTTCAATTGTTAACTTATACTCTTTTCCAGACATTTCAACTCCTTCATAGTTGTTGTGTTAGAAACGCCCTAAGATTCGCAGTCTTTAGGGCGTTTTGCTTATTCTTCTTCGTTCATCTCTGGGGCTTCAGAAGAATTTTCATCCTCGGTTATTGGCCCACCACTAATCCATGCCTCACAAGTCCTCTTGGAAGCACACTTAAAATCAAACACTTCGCAGTAACCTAAGTCGCCAGCATCAATGACTTCCCAAGCATCCATCTCTGTGCCGTTCATCTCTAAGCCACTCTCAATGCAAGCAAGCATCTTAGGGGTTTGGATAAAGGCAGCGCAGTTTCCGCAACGAGACTTTTTAGCCTGTGCAGGTGAGATTCTCCAAGCCTTAGAAATATCACGCCAGTATTCCATGCTTGGCTCATTGGGATTCATCGGGCCATAGTTAGCCTTGTCGATGGCTTTCTGACGACACTCAAGATTGACTTCTACGTCACCTGTGGCAACTGGACACGCTTCGCCTTTTTTCTCTTGGCTTTGTATCTCAATCTCAATTTTTACTGAAGGTTCTAGTAAGCCACTCATAGCTATCCCTGTGAAGTTTGTGCTATTTTCTCACAAAAAAAGAGGGAACTCAATCCCTCTAAATACTCAATGGCAACTGAGTTAGCACATCCTACCTCAAAAGTTTGTCCAACGTCAAATTCAAAACATCCATCTCGCTTAACTTCATCACAGACCACAGCCTAGCTGACCCATGTATGCCGTTGTGAGAACCCTGATGACAGTCTTTGCATAAAGGAATACATAAGTATTGATTATGTTGGACAATATGGTGTGCATCGCTTGGCGGTGAAGCGTTACAGACCCCACAAGGCATTTCTTTAATCTTTGCCAAGTGGAGTCTTTCCCTATTATTGGGTTTGTTGTTCATGTAATTTCTATGATTACAGGGTTTAGCAGCAGACGAGCATATTCCAATGCTCTTTTTTCTGCGTTATCACCAAGCATACATTTTTGATAACGCCACTCAAGTTCATACCATTTTTTGCTTTCAACAATCCATGCGCCATCAGCGTCTTTTTTAATTCTTACTCTCATGTGTTCCTCGCAGGGCAGTCTCTGCCTTGGTTACAGTTTCCGTGACATGGAGGACAGACCTTCATGCCTCTTACAAAAGTGGCAAAACTATGAGATGTATCACCAAACTTCATCCTGTCAAACTCTAAAGCCACTTCCTCAAGAACATGGTTTCTTTGTGAGGGTGAAACATAGGTATCAAAATGATAGGGTTGACCTTGTGCTTTTAAGATTTGCTTACCAAGGTTGCTTTGTTGCTCAACAACATTAAATGCTTCGTCTTCTTCTGTAGTCCAATCAGTCATGCTTGTCAAAACCTTTCTCAATGTGTTTTTGCGCAGACACATCAGACCAGTACATCAAGCCGATGCAAACAATCCATAGCAAAAGACAAATAATTTCAGTCATGCTTGTCCCCTTGCTCGGATGGCTTCTTCTGCCAGACCAGTATCCATGTCACCTGACAAATACATTTCTTTACATAAATCTGCACACGCCTCACGCTCTTGTTGAGCAACTAGGGTAGCAAAGTGAATAATTATTGATTGAATGTAATCAACTTCACCATCAGAAAACCCAGACTCTAATGCCATGCGTTTAATATTTTCTTCAGTCATATCAACCTTCGTAAGCAGCTATCTTGGCTTCTTCTGCTTTTGCAATCAAATAACTAGACAGTCTCATTGTGCCTTCCATCTCAAGTTCTTTAAACTGCTTGTCAGTAAAGATGCCCATGACGTTACGTCCTTCAAACCAAACCTCATCAATGTTCTCGTTGTAAGTGCCTTCTTCGTCACGCTCGTATTCCATCACGACAGTAACGATTACAGAGCCTTCACCAGTTGTTGTGTCAAATTCGTATTTCATTTTCTTAATCCTTAAATGAGCCAAATGTAGATGCCAGTAGCTTTTGGATGCTGAGCCAAAATTTGCTTCTCCAACTCATAACGCCCAACAGCCCAAATTTCTTCAGAGTGTGTTTTGTAATTGCAGAAAAAATTGATTCCGTAAAGTTTCATTGCTTAGTCCTTAAAAGTACCCCTGCGAATTGCTTGGGCTGATATAAGTATAGCAAACTAAACACAATAAAGCATAGGTGTTTATACCTAGTCACAGATTTATTCCATTATTTGCTGACCAAGAATAAAGCCACTCCACAAACTCACTTGCTTGCTCTTTAGTGAAGTTACGAGTCTGAAACCCTAACTGGACAATCCCTGTGCTATCAAGGTTAGGAATTACCTTGCCACCAGAGTCTCCAGCATCACGCATAAACTGGTCAACCAACAAGCGTTTCCAATCATCTGCTGACCACTTAGCACCTAAATGCTGCGCTTGCTTGGCAATGTCGTTAATCATTGCATGGTACTTTTCCTCTTGCTCACGAGTTTTGCTTGCCAGCTTTATCTCCATCGTCAGATGTTTGCCTGAGTCCAGAGCATTGGTTATCTTTTCCCAATTGTGACGAATACTGGTTTTCGCCTGTTCTGTGCTTGCCAGATGGATAATCATTCTTCCCTCACCAAAACTTCTACTTTTCCAACTTCTGCATAAACTTTAGTTACATGAAGATTTATTATCTGAGAATCATCCTTAAAGATAATCCCATTCATACCATCAATAATGGCTTTAGCAACATTATCTAAATCTGGCTTTTTAGTGTGTTTTGTCTCACCTGACAAACAAGCCTCACCTTCTC